AGTTAGATAACCGTATGCGACAAGAATTGCCGCATAAGTTTGAGAACGCTGCAAACGACAGAAAAAACGTCCAGACTGTCGTTTCGACTACGCGCACAACTGGAAATGGACGCAATCAAAATGATCGTAGGATTGAGTTGAGTCCAAGTGAACAGCAATTAGCTAAGAAACTTGGAGTTCCATTCAAAGAATACGCAAAACAAAAGATGAGGTTACAGAACTCATGAGCGAACAAGAAGCTAAAAAATCGAACGCGGGGTCTAATCGATCTTCGCGCACACAAAACGAACGATCTAATACGGCTGCTCGAAAACCATGGGCTCCACCTCAAGTACTGGAAACACCCCCTCCTCCACCTGGAATGCATTACAGATGGATACGAACTCATATTCGGGGAGAGGAAGACAAGACCAATGTACATATGCGTTTTAGAGAAGGCTATGAGCCTGTAAAACCTGAAGAAGTTCCCGGCTATGATTTGCCGGTAATGGAAGAGGGAAAGCATGCAGGTACAGTTGGTGTTGGCGGTTTAATTCTGTGTAAAATACCAGAGGAGACCGTTGGGGAAAGAAATGCTTATTACCAACGTCAGACTGACCACCAAATGCAAGCGGTGGATAATGACCTGATGAGGGATGAGCACCCTGCTATGCCAATCTCAAGTGAGAGAAAGACGCAGGTAACTTTTGGGAATTCTAAGCGTTAGTTTAGGATTGTTATTTTGATTGTGTTACGGAGAAAGTAAAAGATGGCTAATAATGACGCCCCTTTTGGACTCCGCTATGTACGAAACGTACAGGGCAAGTATAATAACTCTGGACAATCTCGTTATCGCATAACCACTGGTGACGCAACCAATACGACTAATATTTACCAAGGTGACATTGTTACTCAAAACACCGCTGGTATTGTCACTCGTATTGCTAGGGCTGATGGTGGAAGCGCGACTAGCGATATTATCGTAGGTGTATTTAATGGTTGTTTCTATACAGATCCAACTACTAGCAAGCCTACTTGGAGTAATTACTGGCCTGGTAATGCAGCTACAGACGCGATTGCCTTTATTTATGACGATCCCTTTGATGTCTTTGAAGTGCAAGCGGATGCAGCATTTCCTGTCGCAGACCTCTTCGGCAACTTTGATATTGTCGATAATACCGGCACAGGAAGCAGTGATAGCGGAATTTCCTATATGGAACTAGATGTTACTACAGGAGCTACTACAGCTACCCTACCATTAAAAGCCCTGGATATTTCTGGAGACCCAGAAAATTCAGATGTAAGTTCAGCAAACACCAACGTGCTTGTTACTATTCAGAATCATCTGTTTGGTCAGAAGCAAGTCGGTCTAGCTTAGGAGGATAACTAATGGCTATTTCAAGAGCACAGTTAGCCAAAGAGCTAGAGCCTGGACTCAATGCTTTATTTGGCATGGAGTATGCGCGTTATGAAAACGAGCATGCGGAGATTTTTGAAACTGAATCTTCAGACAGAGCGTTTGAGGAAGAGGTTCTTATTGTTGGTTTCGGCAATGCTGAAGTTAAGACCGAAGGTCAAGGTGTTGATTATGACAGCGCGACTGAAGGTTTTACCGCTAGGTATACGCATGAAACTGTAGCACTGGCATTTGCTTTGACTGAGGAAGCTGTAGAGGACAACCTTTACGACCGACTTGGCGCACGTTATACGAAGGCTTTGGCTCGAAGTATGGCGCATTCAAAGCAGGTTAAAGCTGCTAATGTCCTTAACAACGCATTTTCATCAAGCTATACGGGCGGTGACGGCAAATCACTTGTTGCCACTGATCACCCACTAGCTGGTGGCGGAACGCTATCGAATCGACCAACTACGTTTGTGGATTTGAACGAAACGTCCTTAGAAAATGCTTTGATTAGTATTTCAACTTATGTTGATGACAGAAACATGATCTTGGCTCTTCAAGGAACCAAGCTGATTGTTCCTCCTCAACTTCAGTTTGTTGCTGATCGATTGCTTGAAAGCCCCGGACGGGTTGCTACAGCAGATAACGACATCAACGCTATCAGGAATATGGGATTGCTACCGCAAGGTTATGCAGTCAACCATTTCTTGACAGACACTGATGCGTTCTTTGTCTTGACTGACTGTCCTGACGGCTTTAAGCACTTTGAGCGTTCTCCAATATCCACCTCAATGGAAGGTGACTTCGATACTGGTAATGTTCGCTACAAGGCTAGAGAGCGATACAGCTTCGGGTGGTCTAACCCTCGTTGCGTGTACGGATCTCAAGGAGCGTAAAGCTTTGGGGGGCTTTATGCCCCCCACTATTCTGGGAATATACTAGCCCTAGCGACTGACCCAGCAGACGCTTACGAAGACTCTAGGGCGAAACCTTTCGTAAGGAGGAAACCTGATGGCTCAGACAACTTTTTCTGGTCCAATTCGATCTTTGGCGGGTCTTATCAATGCCGGTTATAACGGAGTGGTAAGTTTAACTGCTGACACAACTCTTACTGTCGCTGCTCATGCTGGCAGACCGCTTCTTTGTAATGATGCAGATGGCAAGTTTACTTTGCCTAGTATTGTTGCAACAGAGCCAACAGATAAGGGAGACCCTAATCAAACAGCTAATCTAGGCGCTCAGTTTACTTTTATAGTTGTAACTGCTGCGACTGATATGGATATTTTAACTGATGGCACTGATAAGTTTGTTGGTGGCATTTACACTGGCGTCGATGACGCTACAGGTAAAACATTTATTTCTGGCGCATCTAACGATGTCATTACCCAGAACGGTTCTACCAAGGGTGGACTAGCTGGAAGTATTGTTCGAGTGACTGCTGTAGCAAGTGCTAAATATGCCGTAGAAGGATTGATACTTGGTTCAGGCACTATAGTAACTCCGTTTGCAGACGCTTAATACAGGAGTGAATTGATATGGCTACTCGTATCACAGGTAATGATGTAAAAACTGCAACAGTTACGGCTGATGGAGCATTAGTGGATCACCCTTGCAGATTGCGAGGGTTGATCGTTGCTGGCGGTAGTTCAGATGGCTCTGTTATCTTTTATGATAACGCTAGTGCAGCCAGTGGAACTGCGTTATTAACTCTTGGAGTTAACGCCAACACCAACGAAACATTGAACATACCAGACCAGGGTGTCTTTGCTTCTAATGGTGTATTCGCAGATGTCACTAATGTGGATCGTGTAACTATCTTTTTTTCATAGGAAAAAATTATGGCGACATCAGGGTCTAGAGACTTTGAACCAGACGTTGCGGAGTACATAGAAGAAGCGTTTGAGCGGTGCGGTCTTGAGTATCGAACAGGATACGATGGCATCACCGCTCGGCGTTCTTTGAATCTGTTGTTTGCTGACTGGGCTAATAGAGGCTTGAATCAGTGGACGATTACCAATACGGCTACTACGTTATCTAAGTCTGATCAATTCATTGATCTAACAGCAACAACAATTGATGTGTTAGATGTCATTGTAAGAAGAACTGAAAACAGTCAGACAACTGATATCCAAATGAATCAGATTGGAAGATCTGAGTATTGGAATATACCCAGCAAAGATACAGAAGCCAGGCCAACCCAGTGGTTCTTGGACAAACAAATAACTCCCAGGCTTTACATATGGCCTGCTTCCGAAAACAGCACTGATCAATTGATTATAAACCGATTGGTTAGGATTGAGGATGCAGATGCTGGTGCTAACACAGTGGACATGCCTTTCAGGTTTTATCCTTGTTTAGCTGCTGGATTGTCATATTACATAGCATTAAAGAAAGCGCCTGATCGAGTGACCATGCTCAAAGGATTCTATGAAGAAGAATTTGCTCGAGCAGCAGATCAAGATCAAAGCAGAGCATCGCTTACGATATCTCCTGGTCTTAGATCCAGGATAGCCTAATGGCTTATGCTACAGGCAAACACTCACTTGCCATATGCGACAGATGTGGGTTCAGGTATAAGTACACTCAGCTAAGAAAAGAATGGACTGGATTCTTTGTTTGTTCTGAATGTTATGAGCCTAAAGAACCTCAGCTTGATCCAGTTCCTCATGTTGCTGACCCAGAGGCATTACGCAATCCAAGAACACAAGTCCCTTCATCTCTTGTAGCTGGAGAAGGCGTTGTTAGAACCATCGATGCTAATTCGATGATGACCACAACTGGTGATAGTATTGGTTCTGCGTTTAGTATGGATGCATCTACAGGGGAAATAGGCACAGTAACGGTGGTAACAACATGAGTTTTACATTAGCTACTTTAAAAACG